ATGGGCAGAACGGTGAACAAGCTCACCTTCCAACCAATACTCAACCCAATTGGTCAATTCATTGTCATTGTCCACAGTGCCTTCTCGCTTTTCTAGCAAAGAATCATCCATGTCGCCTTTTGTAGTGGTAACGATCAATTTGAACTCCTGATAAGTGCCGCCGATGCCGTGTTCTCCGGCATAGTGATTAAAAATGTTCCGCCTGCTGTAGAGATTTTGTCAGAACCAAAGTCCAACACAGCAACAGATTTATTGCCTTGCGTAGAGTTATAGATCAATGCACACCGAGCAGTGATAGATCCAGTCCACGATACATTTGGAAACCCAACATATGCCGTGTAGCCTGAGCTATTCACTGTAATAGGTGTCAACACCAAACCACCCGGCGAATAGTTTCCACCGCTTGCCTCCGCATCAGTGGTGTACGCAGTCGTGGCTTCGTTCAAGTTTGCATTTGCTGTATACAAAGCAATCTTTATTACGTCTGTAGTCAGATCATGAATGCCTTGATACAACTCGGCCTTGAACGATGTGGTTTGTGTTTGAACAATACTCATTGAACTTGCGTCCTAACTTGCCCATCACGGTACGCATCCATACGCTGTTTGCCGTCACCCAAGTTCTTGAGCAAAGCAATAGACTGAAGATACATATCCTGATAAAGCTTGACCATATCTGGTTCGCCCTTCATGTAACGAATAGCCTCGACCATCGTGCCATTGAGCAAAGCAGAATCAAAGTTGTCGCCCAGCCAAGTAGTACCAGCAGTGACGATTGATTCTGGGTAATAGTAGAAATGCAATTCAACTGAATAGGTTGTGTCTGGCGTTGGGCCAAGCATAAACGACAACTCAGTTACAGCAGATGACTGTGGGCCAAAAATGGCGTAGTGCTTCGGCTTGCCACGATAAGCAACAGCCGTGTTTGGATATGCCTCACGCATGAAGTTCACATCTTTATTAAGCAAATAAAGATACTCGCCCCCGCTAATCACGGCCAATGAATAAGCAGACAGGAAATCATCAGGCGCAGACAGATACGGGTTACCAGCGGTAACAGTACCAGTCATGTTCTTGCGTAGATTAGCTATCTGAACAGTGTTATAGATACGCTGTTCAGCCTGCTTAATCATGATGTTCATGTCTACCGTGGGAAACGTGTTCTCACAGTAGTCAGAAACAGCAAGGACAAGATCAGCGTAGTTCATGCCATTGGGCCTCGCGCCATAACACCTTTGGTAGCTGCGCCAGTACCACGGATTTTGATACCGCTGGTCTTAACAGCATTGTTGCTACCAATTGAAACGCCATCCATTGGAGACCAATCAGGATTATTTTCACGCTTAGGCGCACGTTTGCCGGGATTTGATTGGATAGGCTCTGCTTTACCTTTCATGTTGTGCGGCGCTGCATAAGTAGCAGCATCGCCAACTTCTTTACCCATCATCTTTTTGCTGTATCCCATATCAGCCTCCACGCTTGTAGGTGAACGAAGACTTTTTCTGATTGGCAACTTTAGCCAAACCACGGCCAAGCTGTTTCATTTGAAGGTTGGTCTTGCCACCTTTAGCCATCTTTTTTGTGCCGTGCATAGAAGCTTCATGGCCTTTGACAGCACGTTTTGCTTCAGATTTTGCAATGCCGCGAACTTTTTTTATTTCCATCATTCACTCCTAAGTCGGATTAACCTCTACTGTACCAACACTTGTCGTTGCAACCAAGTTATTTGGAGTCAAAGCATTATCAAAATCCCTTGCTCCACCTACTGGATACCACCCCCACTGAATGTCTCTTGAGCCACCAGTCGGGTATCCACCAAAACCCGATAGGTTGTCCTGCAATCCATTCACCCCAGCCGTTACATAGGTCGTATCTCTGCGCGGTGACCTCAAAGCTTGAGGATCCTCCACAGGGTACATACCCAACAACAACTGAGGATGATCTGGATCCCAGCACTCAGGACAAACTTTTAACTCGTGCCGCTTGGTCTTGACCACCTCGGTCTTGAGAGTTTTTAACTTGAACTGTTGCCCACACCGATCACACTCAGCAATTGCAAACTTGCCTGATGAGTATGTATTACCCATTAGGGCGTACTCCCACCAATAAATTGTTGGCGTGGCACAAACCGCAACGGCGCTTTTTCGTGATCTTCACCTGCCGCCAAGTCAAATTGCTCGTTGTATGCCTGCTTGAGCATCTCCATACGGGGCATCAATTCAGGCACTTTCATGGCAATGTAGTAGGCCAAACCAGCTACCACACAAGGCAGAAAACGGAAATTCATGTCTGCAATCTGTATGCCCGAACCAGCATCTTGGATGCGGCGCATACGGTAGTAGACGAATTCATATGAAGTCGAGTTATCTGGCGTAGGCCAAACAGTAACCGCAGGAAGCTGCGGCACAAACACCGCTGTGGCAGTCGTATGCGAAGCCGCTGTAGTGTTGTTCTGCCCACGGAAGCAGCCGCCAACGTCATTGCCTGAGATGTAACCGTAGTAAATCACCTCATTGTCCAGTTTGATGTACCCAGAAGAAGCAAGCCCCTCTGTGGAACTCAAAGTAATCATGGTCGCGGTACTGGTAACGCTTCCATTTGTGGTCAATGTGGTTGGATTGGTTTCCCCAGACAAACGCTGAATCCAAACTTGAATAGGCCGAGCCTGTTGCAGCTTGTTTGGAATAGTGGCGTAGGTAGAAACACTAATACGCGAGATTGTCAGGTCAGCCTGTGTGGATGAACTGTTTGCGCCTGTGCGAATCACATGATCCAGCAGATCAATAGTATCCAATGGCAGCGGATAAGTGTTCAATCCGGGTGTCAGGGGGAATGAGCCCGCCTCAATCGTCCACATATTCAGGCCACGATTAGCCCACTCAATCGTCATCAGATTCATTGACCTGCGAGCAGTACGCAAGTCATAGCCCGAACGCATTTCACGGCCAGCACGTTCCCACGCTTCTTCAGCGATCTCGGTGAACTCCATGTTGAAGAGGGATGTGCCAGTGGTGTATGCCATTATCTAAACCCTGCCGTTTTCTTTGCAATTTTCTTTGGTTGCGCCACAAACTGTTTGCCCTTAGCTTTACCAGCACGTTTTGCCTTGGTTGTCGCAGCATACTCTGCTGGTGACAACGATTTGATGGCCGCTTCTGGCAAATAACGTTCGCCCGTTTTGGACGAAGGCTTCCCCGACTTGGTACGCCATTTCTGGTCGCCCCAGTTTTTGAGGGAAGTCTGCGGAGCTTTCAATCTCGGTAGCCCCCGCCCGCTGCTTTATATTTTTTAGCTACAAGTTGACTTTTTCTGGCTGACCATTGGCCTGCGCCCGTGCCGTGAGTAGCCGCCGCCTTCACCTGAGACACAATCTTTTTGCGAAGATTGGGCTTGGTGTAGTTACCAGCAGCGTTAACCTTTCCACCTTCTTTGTACTCGGTGAAATCGGTGTCATCACGCCTAGCCTTCCTCACCCCTTTGGGCATTTTGGAAGGATTTATTGAACCCATGCCACGGCTTGCTCTCATTTTTTATTACCTTTAATCGTTTTTTTGGCTAAAAACAATTTATCAACCATCTTTACCCGTTGAGGCTTGGTTGTAACTTTGTTGATAATACTCAGCCGTTTGGACGTATCTTTGCCTGCTTCATAAAAGCCAGCCTTTTTTAAAGATTTAGCCACTCCAGCTTCAAGTTTTGAGGTCGCCATAGCATTCACCTTAGCAGGCTTTACCGCCTTTTGCGAGCATCTTGCCTTTGGTCTTGCCCTTTTGAGCAATACCATCAGCACGGCTGGAAGCAGAACCACCCTTGGCATAAGACATACCGCCGCCCATCATTTTTTTAGTCATTCCGCCATGAGCCATTTTGCCCTTGCCGTCCGCAGCAAACGCCGGAACTTTTTTGCCGTCTTTCACAACCATAGGCATACCGCCACTAGCCATTTTTTTCTTACCCATCATCTCGGCCATTTCGTGCTTGACCATAGACTTAGGAGCGCCCTTAGCTTTCATGAAGCTAACTTCTTTCTTCATCATGCCTTTAGATTCTTTCATTTCGTCACCTTTAAAAGTTTGGCCTTTACTGGCCTTGCTGAACTCTTTGGCAACCTTTACAGGAATGCCTGCCTTTTTCGCAAATGCTGGGTTGTGGGCCGCAGCATCCATGAATTTCTTTTGCTTTGCAGATGTGGCTGGCATAGTCAGACCATCATTCCACGGGTCTTGCCGCGCTGGGCGCAACCATCTGCACGTTTACTGGCGCTGGAAACGCTTCCACCTTTGGCAAAGTTTTTTGCCATAGTAGTTTTGGTCGTTGGTGCTTTAGCAGCCTTGGCAGCAGCTTTACGGTCAGCAATTTCTTGCATAACGTCAGCAGGAGCAGGCGCATTCGTACCACCCATTTTTGCTTCTGCGCGATACTTCGCGGCTTTTTTGTCGTCTTCGTTCATGATTAGCACATCTTTCCGCGAGTTTTACCCTTTTGGGCAATGCCATCGGCGCGTTTGGAAGCAGAGCCGCCAGAAGCCATCTTGACCTTACCACCTGATTTCATACCTGACAAAGCTCCAAGGCCCGGGCCTTTACCATCAAAACGCCGAGCAGGAGTTGTGCTGACATTTCTGGAATCTTCGTAATTCTGGGCAGCAGCGGCACGGCGAGTAGCCTCTTCCCTTGCTTCCTCCAGCATACTTTTTTTCCTTGGAACAGGAGGTGGTCTATTAGCTTCCATAGCAGCACGATTGGCTTCTGCTTGGCGACTTGCTTTCAATGCGATATCGCCCAAGCTAGATTTACCACTGATGCTGGAATTTTTGTACTCGGGGGCTGGAGTCATAGGAAATTCTTGACTGGCTTTAGGCTTCATCTTCTTTGCCGGAGCAGAGCCCTCTTCCTTGTACTTGGTGTTGTATTTTTTGCCGTTAAATTCGAACTCTTTTTCGCCGCGTTCGCGAGCAGCTTTAAATTTTTTTTGGAATGAACTGAGTGCCATGATTATTTATCCTTTTTGAATAAGTTGGTCAATTTTTGCTTCAAGGCGGTTAAACCGCTGGTCAATGTGATCAGTAATTCTCTGAACTTCTGCATTAGTTGCGTAATCACGGGCAATCTCCTCGCGTGTTTTGTTTAACAGGATATTCAATCTATGCAATTCATCAAACTTTTCTCGGATGAAAAACCACAAAGCTCCCATGACGAGAGACAAACCAGCAGACCAAATAGTGTTGATGTCCATGTCAGATTTTTTCCTGATTCTTTTCTTTGTATGCGTCCCACTCAGGCGCGTCTGCTGAAGCAAACAAATATTGAGCAGCAAACTCCAAAAGCATTGGATCATCACGAAAATGCCCCAAGCCTCTGTTGCAATGATTGCACAACATTCCTCTAATCTTCCTTGTTTTGTGATCGTGGTCAACCACAAGCTTTCCATCGTCACCGCAAATCACACAATTCATTACTGTTGCTTTAATGTCGGCTAGAACTTCATCAGAAATAAAATCCCGAAACTTGCCACGGCAATTTGCATTTCTGTACCCCGAACGACAAGCACGACACCAGCTATCCAAGCCATTACGTTTTTTGTTATGCAGCGGAAACGCCTCAGCAGTAGCTGGCTTCTCTACTTGACATTTGGTGCAGGTTAACAGTTCCATACTCTTAACGCCTTATTAATCCTCGAATTTGGGTCGCTTGCGGTCTTGGCGCTCGTATTCTTCTTTTTGTGACCTTCCATCCTTGCGCAAAAAGAGTCGCGCCGTTTGCCGCCCTCTGGTTGCGGAGGCTTCAGATTCATGCCTTCTTTCTTGGCAGAGGCGCGACCCTTGGCGTTCAAGCCACCCTTCTCGGATTTGCCTTCTTTTCTCTGCCATGCTGGACTAGCCATTTGAAACTTTCAACTTGGGCTGGCGCAGTGGAATCATTACGTCTTCCATGAAGTCGCGTGAGAATGCCTCTGTGCCGATGTGAGGGAGACTGATTGACGGGTCAAGATAGATTGAGAAGCCATGTTCAATTGCTCTACGGCAGAACAAGTAGTCTTCGCCAATGTATTCACCGTCCATCACTGCAAATTCAAATACCGCGCTGTCTTTAGAAATGCCATCGTTGCCCGTGTATTGCCACTCAGGATGCGCTGCAATCATCTGCTCCAACACATGGCGACGAATCATCATGAAGCCTGTACCAATGTGTAAGACCTGCACCATGCCGTTTTCATCAATTACCAATTCATTGTCTTCACCAATGAAGAAGTCAAGGAAGAAACGTCTATCGCTGGCTCGGCGCGGATAGATACCTGCGGTCACATCTTTGTTT